ATTACCTCCTGCGCCACCGATACCACCCGCAGTGTTGGTGGCGCAGGAGGTAATGGTGCACCAGGATGTGGTGGAGGTGGAGGTGGCGGCGCAACTACAACAAACACAACTATAGCACCCGGCGGTAACGGAGGTGGTGGTTTTGTTTATATCATAACAACTTAACTATGCTAGACTTTAACCATATTCTCGCAACACCAGGATTTGATGTTCAATACTTCGGTCAAGCGACTTCATCAAACGACCAATTTCAAACATGGCTTAAACCACGTGGCATAAAAAATGTTTATATGTTTGGCGTTGGTGGTGGATCATCAGGTGTAGTGGGTGTTAACACAGCCACATCAAACGCAGGAGGTGCAGGAGGTGCATCAGGAGCACAATCTGCTGTATTTCTTCCAGCAATGTTTGTTCCTGATATTCTATATGTTCAAACTGGCGCTGGCGGTCAACAACCATCAGTACTTGTGTCGGGGGCTGTGCAAGTTTCTGGTAGACTTTCATTAGTATCAATTCAACCTAATTCCGCAATATCTGCCGCAGAGTTATTGCTGTATGCTCCTGGCGGTACTACTGTTGCTGGTGCAATAGCTACAATTGCACAAATGCCTTTGGCGGCTAGAGGAATTTATTCACTTTATGCTGGTCAAGCAGGTACAGCAGGCGGTGCAACACAAACTGTTGGCACAGCACTTGCATTTCCAGTGACGGGTATAATGGTTATGGGTGGCACAGGTGGTGGTGGATCAGGTGCCGCTCCCGGAGTGGGAGGTAGCATAACACAACCAACAAACTGGTTTGGCTCAAGTTATCTTTTGCCAACAACTACAGGAGGTACAGCCGCATCAGGTGCAACCCCTGCTGGTGCGGGCAAGAGTGGACATATTGTTCCGTATTTCTTAATGAATTATGGTGGGCAAGGGGGCGGTGGTGCTAGTGCTACTAGTGGTGGTATTGCTGGTGCTGGAGGCAATGGTGCACCAGGTTGCGGTGGTGGTGGTTCGGGCGGCGCATCTAGCACAGCTGGTATAACGACTTTAGGCAGACCAGGCAACGGTGGCAATGGTTTTGTATTAATTATAAGTTGGTAAATCATGTTAGACTTTAATCACATTCTCTCTACACCTGGATATGACGTTCAATATTATCAAGGTATGTCAGCCACTACTTTCATACAATTTACCACTTGGCGTAAACCACGAGGTGTGAATTGGATTTATATGTTCGGTGTCGGTGGTGGCGGCGGTGGTGGTGCAGCTAGAAATAACAGCAACACCCAACCCGGTGGTGGTGGCGGTGGTTCAGGATCACAAATGTCAGTTTTTATTCCTGCGATGTTTGTCCCTGATGTATTATATGTTCAAGCAGGTCATGGTGGTGCCGGCGGAAAATATACAGGAACTTCCACTACAGGTGTTGCTGGAACTGCTGGAATTGCATCATTTGTTTGTCTGGAACAAGATTTAAGTTTTGTTCCCAACTACACAATATTATATTGCAGTGGTGGCAGTGGTGGTGGTGCTGCGGCGTTGTCGGCAGGGGCGGCGGGTGCTGGCGGAGGTGCACCAGGTATATCAAACGTTGATTTAGCTGGACGAGGAATTTGGACCGTAGTTAGCGGAAGCGCAGGGCTTATAGGAGGTGCGACGGGCGCAGCCGGTGGTAGTGTTACTCCATATACTGTTGCTGGATCTGCGTTCACAGGAGGTGGTGGAGGCGGGGGTGCATCTGCTTCAGTGTTTGGTCTTGGTGGTAATATTAACACTATTGCTGGTGGATTATTGGGACAAGATATCTATCCATTACCAATATCTTCAGGTACAGCCGCATCAGGTGCAACACCAGGAGGTGCATCTGGTCATGGAGTTATTTCAAAAAACGGATTATTCAATTTTGGTGGAGCAGGTGGTTCAGCATCCTCTGCTACGGCAGGCGGCACATCGGGTCAAGCAGGTAACGGAGCACCAGGATGTGGTGGCGGTGGTGGCGGTGGAGAAACTGTTTCTGCTGGTGGTGTATCAAAACCGGGTGATGGTGGTCCTGGCTTCGTGTATATTATTAGTTGGTAATCTAAAACAATAAATACAACTATGCACAAAATAACAGAACACATCGTAAAAGTTGGTGGCAAATATAAACTGCTATCCAAAAAGACTGGTAAGAATCTTGGCACCGCCACATCACTAGCAGGCATTAAGAAACGTGAACAGCAAGTACAATATTTCAAGCATGTTCACGAAGACATGGGCGCAGCCCCAACTAACAGTGTTGGCGGTGGGGCTGTAGCAGGTATCGGTGTCGCTAATCCTAACTTAGCGAATCAAGCTGAACCAGGTATTAAGAAACGCAAGAAGTTTGCTGGATCACAAGTATTCACAGTACCAACCAAATCGTTTGTAATGGCTAAAATGCTGAAGCGTAAAGGTATGCGTTTTGAAGCATATCTCGGTGATCCTGAAATTGCAAAAGAGATTGCTGAGTTCGCTAATAAGAATTGGCATGAGGCTATTATTCTTGAAGATGAACAAACTGGCGCTATGGTATATCTACGCTATGGTAAAGGCAATAGATAATGTGGTTGCTATCATTTCTTCCCAATTGGATTTTCTATGCCATTTTATTGGGTGGCATTTTAGGTTTATTGATAAGTAAATTTGTACCACCAATATATCGTGCAACATCATATGCAGGATCAATGTTTGCATTTGTAATTGGTACATTCATGGCTGGTGCTATTCATGACAATGAAGCATGGGTCGCTAGAGTAAAAGAGATGGAAGCAAAGGTTGCTAAGGCTGAAGAGCAGGCTAAGGAAGCAACTGTAGCAATTGAAGCAAAAGTTGAAGTTGTAAAGACAAAGATAAAAGAAAAACAAGTTGTAGTTAAACAATTCATTGATCGTGAAGTTGTTAAGTATGATAATCAATGTGTAATTCCTAAAGAGTTTATTGAAGTGCATAATAAATCCGCAGAAAAATGAAATCATTTAAAAATTACATTTACGAAACAGCTAAACTTGTAAAGAAGTCCAGCTATCGTGGTAGAACAACTGCTGATGTTGAATGGCAAGCACACGATAAGCACGGTAATATAGTTAGAACAGAAAAAACAAAGAAGGCTGCACAAGTATGGGTTGATATGGAGAACATGTCAAAAGAAGATTTCTTTGTGAAGTATCCACATTTGAAAGCACCAGTATGAGAATTGAAGATAAACATTTTATAAATGCTCTATTGGTCATCACTATTTTATTGTTTGTGTTGATGTTAACAAGCTGTTCAACAACAGTTCCCGTAACAGCAAAGTTTCCCGATGCACCTAAGTTTGCAAAAGAAATATGCCCTCAATTACAAAAACTAAATTCTGATGCAAAGTTAAGTGATGTGGCTACCACCGTTACTATTAACTATTCCACTTATTACGAATGTGCAGTGAAGAATGATTCATGGGTTGAGTGGTATCAAATACAGAAAAATATTTTTGAAAGTGTAAAATGAAAAAATTATTGATAATTGCTTTAGCATTATTCACAACATTATCGTTTGCTTGGACACAGAGAGCACCACAAGATGTTCAAACGTGTGCAGTCCATGCACGATATGGATTTCCACAAACAACAGGTGTTGCACCAATCTGCCGTCAAGCATATTTGGTTGGCTATGATGCAGCAGCTAAGTTACCTAAGTTTGTTACATACAATTTAACACCACCTAATGCAATCGGATGTGTTGCACGTACAAATGCTTTTGTATCCGACCAATCTATTCAGAATGGACCACGACCAGATGATTATGCTGGTACAGGTTACGACAAAGGTCATATGAGTCCAGATGGTGACTTATCGTGGGACGTACAAGTAGAATTTGAATCATTCTTAATGACTAACATGAGTCCTCAAGCAGGCTCATTAAATCGTGGTATCTGGAAATTATTAGAAACATCTGTTCGTGGTTGGGCAGTTCAAATGAATCAACCATACACGATATATGTTGGTGGCATTTACGGAGCGGGTGATAAAGTTATTGGTACAGGTGTTGTAGTACCACATGCATTCTATAAAATTGTTATCAACGATGCAACTGGTGATTCCGCTGGTTGGATGTTCCCTCATACTGCACCATATCCAAATTTAGGAAATGATTTAACTAAATTTAGATTACCACTTTCACAAATTCAACAAGTTGCTGGTGTCAAGTTTGCATTCCCTGCAAACGCTAGAGAACTACAACCAGGTCAAGAATGGCCAGTTGATTTTGGTAAACTAACACAGGCAAAAAGAACCAAGTGTGGTGCAAACGCTAGTACAGATTGAAAGATAATATGGAATTAACAAAAGACCAACTGAAGCAATTGCTTCCCAAGAATCCTTACATTGACCAGTGGCACAATGCACTAGCTCAATTATTGCCAGATTATGATATCAATACACCACAACGTATGGCTGCATTCATTGCACAATGTGCCCATGAGTCTGGCGAATTCTTATTCTTAAAGGAGAATCTAAATTACAAAGCTCCATCGCTACGTAAAATTTTCCCCAAGTACTTTCCAACAGACGAATTGGCAAATCAATACGCATCTAAAGCTAACAAAGCTGAAGCTATTGCTAATCGCATTTATGCTAATCGTATGGGGAATGGTGATGAGTCTAGCGGTGACGGCTTTCGTTATTGCGGTCGTGGTCTGATTCAACTGACAGGCAAAGATAATTATACATTCTTTGCTGGCTCATTACAGATTCCTGTTGAACAAGCATCAGAGTATCTACAGACATTTGAGGGGGCTGCACAATCAGCTTGCTGGTTCTGGGAAACAAACAATCTAAATCAATTCGCAGACAAAGGTGATATTCTCACCTTAACTAAACGTATCAACGGTGGTACCATTGGTCTTGAAGACCGCATTAAACATTACGAACATGCACTCCATGTTCTAGGTGTGTAAGAATGGCAAGAATATCGGGTAGTTTAAGAGTTGCTGGTGCTTCTTTAAGAATTACAAATCCAGCGCCACCACCTCCACCAGAAATTGGTAGTGATGATCCAGCAAATGCAGCCGAACCTAATGCGACTGCATGGGTTCTAATGGATGGGCCTTTATATAATACGCCAGGAGTTCCAGCTTCAGGATTTAAAGGTGGTCAAAGTTGGAGAAAGATGGCACCATCAACTACAACTAACGGCAAAACAGATTATATCTATGGCGATGAGCGTGTGTATTGGGATGGCGCAAATTGGCTGTATACTAACACATATGCAGGAACAATTAGCGCAGGCACGGGTGGTTTGTGGCCATGGTTAGCATCTTGGTCTGACAATTATACTGGCGCAAAAATTACGGCAAGTTATGCCAAAACGACCAACTATCCAGCAGTACCATAAGGAAAAATAAAATGACAAGAATTACGGGAGAAACAAAAACAACTCCAACCGCACAACAAAATGTTTCTGGTACCAGCGACACAATAGGATTTTTTCCATATGGTTGGCCAGAATACAGTATGATTAAACCTGGTTGGAGTGTAGTTCAAATTCCAGGATCAACAGTCGTTAGTGTTGATGTAGGTTCTCATGTGATTACCATCACAGGTGGAATTTTTACATCTGGCGATTCTTATACTTTTACTGGTAAAACAGGTTTAACAATTAATGGTAGTTTAAGAATTAAGGAATAAAAAATGCTATGAACGATCTTAAATTAGTAAAATTCTTATTTGTCCTATTATTGCTGCCGTTAGGTCTGGCAATGTGTAGTGGCGATAGATTCCGTTATCCCTGCCAAGACCCAAGCAATTGGGATAAAGATTTATGTAAAATGCCAATATGCGATGTGACAAGAACATGTCCTGAACATATTTTTAAAGGGCAACGTGACCCTAGACAAGGACCTATAAAAGATGGACAAACTCAAACAACTACTCAACTGGTTCCACCAACAGCGTGCCCAACACCAACAGCGCAAGGAGCAAACTGTGGAAAATAATGTAATGTACACCGAAGAGCAGTTAATGGCTCGTCTAAAATTCTTTATCGGTATATGTCTATCGTTGACACTATTCGGTATCGTATTCGTGGTATTGTATTCACTTATTTTTGTGACACAGCCATTGAATGCTATTTCACCAATTGACCAAAAGTTCTTTGAGTTAATTATTCCTATTGCCACATTCTTGACAGGTACATTATCTGGTATCATGTTAGCAGGTGGCGATAAAGATGCACAGAAGCAAGCATTAGCCGCAGCCAATAAGGGATGGGATAAACCTCCTACACCACTTGCAGTAAACAATGCTCAAGGTAATGTGCCACTAGGAACATTCACACCAGGTCTTTCAACTACACCAGCTATTGTACCAGCACAAGCATTCACACCATCAGTAGCATTTGGCTTCGGTGGTAAAGAAGCACCAGTTCAACCACCACATCCAGAGATTTAAATGAACTTCATCACAAGTATGTTTACTGATAGTATAAATAATACTATCTCAAGCAAGAGAGTTGTCACGGTTCTTGCTTTCATATTATGTGGTGTCGCTTTTATATCGGATCTCTATTGGGGGTTCAAGGTGGATAAGGCATCATTTGATGCCATGATGTATATTGTGATTGCAGGTTTGGGATTTACGGCATCAGAAAAATTTACAAGCAAATAAGGACAATTATGAAAAAGATTATTTCAACTCTATTACTATCGGTGTCGTTGATTACATGCGTGTATGCTGATGAACCAAAAGAAACTACAAAAGTTTGTGTAGACACTGTTAAAGATGGCAAACCCGTCATGGACAAAAAAACAGGCAAACCTCAACAACAATGCAAGACAATGAAAGTTCATAAGAAACTTGAAGGTACTGCTGTTCCCGAAAAGAAATGAATGGTAGCCGAAAGCGAAATAGTAGCAATGAAGGTTGATATAGGTGTCTTGAAAACTCAAGTTTCCACGTTAACACAACTTTGTGATAAGATGGATAAAGTTATTGAGAAACTGATGGAAAAGCAGGACAATAATACCAATAACTTATACAATGATATAAACGAAAAGAAACTAGAAACTATGTCGGATATCAAAGAACTCCATTCTCGCATCACAACTGTTGACAGGAACCTATCAGACAAACTAGAATTGACGGAACGTAGAATAATGGAAGAAATCAAATTTCTCCGTGAAGATATCTCCGAACATAATAGAATTGAAGATAGTGAACTTAAAAAAATTCTAGAATGGAAATGGATGGCAGCAGGTGGTATTCTTACCTTAGCCTGGTTGTTATCACATGTAAAATTAGAAGCAATTACCAGATTAGTGGGTTGACAAATCATAGGGGTTCATATATAATGAACTTCTATGAGCCTTTCCACAGACCTTAAATATTTTCTTCTACTAACTCCTCGCTTTGAGAAGTTTCAGCGCAAGTCTGATTACTTGTTTAATGTGCGTTGCCCTTTATGTGGCGACTCGCAGAAGAACAAGAACAAGATGCGTGGCTATGTTTTCCGTAAAAAGAATGATCTAGTGTATAAGTGCCACAACTGTGGTGCTGGTATGGGTATTGGCAACCTAATCAAACACATAGATTCTAACATACATCGTGAATATATTATGGAAAGATATAAGTCTGGTGAGATTGTTTCCAGTGTCAACAAGTCTGTCATGTTTGATATACCAGCACCACGCTTCGGTAAACTTGAGACACCATCATACCAAAATGCCGAACGGTGTGATCTATTACCAGAACAACACTTCTGTCGTACATATCTTGATAAACGCCAAGTACCTCAAGAACTATACTCCAAATTGTATTTCACATCAAACTATAAAAAGTTTTGTGATGAAGTATATCCCAACCATGGTAAAGATATAACACCTGATGCACGATTAATTATTCCATTCTATGATGAGTGGAATTCATTGTCAGGTGTGTCAGGTCGTGCATTAACTACCGCAGATAGTAAGCTAAGGTATGTTACAATCAAGACTAATGATAGTCCTAATAAGTTGATATATGGTTTAGATAGAGTTGATTTCACTAAGCCAGTCAAGGTGGTTGAGGGACCGATTGATTCCTTGTTTCTAAATAACTGCCTAGCATCGGGAGATTCAAGCCTTCATGTAACTGCAAAATATTTTGATGCGACTGAAAAGATATTGATCTTTGACAATGAACCACGAAATAAAGAGATTGTTAAATTAATGAAGGATGCTATCAAGTTAGGACATAATGTTGTCATTTGGCCCGATAACATGAGGGGTAAAGATATTAATGAAATGATTATGGGTGGCATCTCACCTGATGAAATTGAAGAGATTATAAGTAAGAATACATTCAATGGTCTAGAAGCACAAGCGAAGTTTATTTTTTGGAAGAAGGTATAGTATGAGAGTGAAATTAATTAGTTATAGCAAACCAGCACGTGCGATGTATGATGAGGGTCTAACAGATATGCAAGAACTTATTGCATTCTGTGCTAGAGTATCTAATCCGAGCAATCAATTTAATATGGATACCAGTGAGAAGTTGATTAAGTATTTGGTAAAAAACAAACATTGGTCACCATTGGAGATGGTGTCTGCATGTATTGAGATTGAAACTACACGTGATATCGCACGACAAATTCTACGTCACAGATCATTCAGTTTTCAGGAGTTTAGCCAACGCTATGCTGATCCAACTAAAGATTTAGATTTTGTTGTACGTGATGCACGAATGCAAGATATGAAGAATAGACAGAATAGTGTAGAATTGGATATGGCAAATGATGATGATCGCAGACTAGCATATCAATGGGAACAGATGCAGAAAGGCGTTATTGATAAAGCGAAGGAAGCATACACATGGGCAGTTCAACATGGCATTGCTAAAGAACAAGCCCGTGCTGTATTACCTGAAGGCAATACAATCAGCCGAATGTATATGAATGGAACCTTGCGTTCTTGGATTCACTACATAGAACTCAGGGCTGAGAATGGCACACAAAAAGAACACAGACAGATTGCACAAGAATGTGCTAAAATTATAGCTGAGGTATTTCCCTTGGCAACTGAATTTGTAAAATAATAATAAACGGAGTAAGAATATGGATATTGTCCATGGTATTAAGGTAGACTATAAACGTGATGAATTGTTTGATGAACTTGGAGTAAAACGATTAAAAGAAAGTTACATGACAGATGATGAACAATCACCACAAGAGAGATTTGCATTCGTTTCTAATGCATTCGGCTCCAATAAAGAACACGCACAAAGGCTTTACGAATACTCTTCTAAACATTGGCTATCATACTCTACTCCTATTCTGTCTTTTGGTAGGTCTGCTAGGGGTTTGCCTATTAGCTGTTTTCTACCATATTTGCATGATAGTGCAGAAGGTTTGGTCGACTGTTTGGCTGAAGTTAACTGGCTATCAATGTTAGGAGGCGGAATTGGAATTGGATTGGGTATACGTTCTGCTGATGATAAGTCCACTGGTATTATGCCTCACCTGCGTACATACGATGCATCAAGCCTCGCCTATCGCCAGGGCCGTACTCGCCGTGGTTCTTATGCCGCTTACCTTGATATATCTCATCCAGATGTGCCTATCTTTTTGGAGATGAGAAAGCCGACTGGTGATCCAAATATGCGGACACTTAACTTACACCATGGTATCAACATCACAGATGAATTCATGCAATTGATTGAGAAGTCTATGCTTGATGCACACTTTGATGATACATGGGCATTCAAAGATCCACATAGTGGTGAGGTGCGTGATACAATCTCCGCTAAACTATTATGGCAACAGATTCTTGAAATGCGTATGCTAACGGGTGAGCCATACATTCATTACATTGATACAAGTAATCGTATGATGCCGGAGTTTCAAAAGAAACTTGGTCTAAAGATTAACCAGTCCAATCTATGCAGTGAAATTATTCTACCGACAGATAAGAATCGTACTGCGGTATGTTGCCTATCGTCAGTTAACTTGGAGTATTATGATGAATGGAAAAACGATGAACTCTTCCTACGAGACATGGCTGAAATGCTTGATAATGTCCTTGAGTATTTTATTACTAATGCACCTGATGCAATTGAACGTGCTGTTTTCTCTGCTATGCGTGAGCGAAGTATTGGTATTGGTGCACTTGGCTTCCATGCATATTTACAACGCAATGGTGTTGCATTTGAGGGTGTCGTTGCTAAATCATTAAACAATAAAATGTTCTCACATATAAGGAGCAAACTAGATGAGGCTAATATTCAACTCGGGACTACTAGGGGTTCTCCTCCTGATTGTGCTGGCACCGGTAGGCGTTTTGCTCACGTTATGGCTATTGCTCCTAATGCTAGTTCATCTATCATTATGGGTAATACCAGTCCTTCTATTGAGCCTTATCGTGCTAATGCTTATAGGCAAGACACATTAAGTGGTTCATCATTAACAAAGAACAAATGGCTTGATGCCGTATTGCGAACAAAGAACCTAAGTGATGATGAATTGGCTGATGTGTGGTCTACTATAATTGCTAATGATGGTTCAGTCCAACATTTGAATATTCTAACTGATGATGAGAGAGAAGTATTTAAGACTTCAATGGAGATTGACCAGCGTTGGGTTGTTGAACACGCCGCTGATAGACAACACTACATTGACCAAGCACAATCATTGAACCTATTCTTTAGACCTGATGTTAACATCAAGTATCTACATGCATGCCACTTCCTAGCATGGAAGAAAGGCTTGAAGACATTGTACTATTGCCGTAGTGAGAAATTGGCTAAGGCTGACAAGGTATCAAAACGTATTGAGCGTGAAGTAATAAAAGAGTTGGATATGTCACAAATTGCTGGTGGTGAAATTTGTTTAGCATGTGAGGGATAAATGGAACGCATTTTGATTATGGGATTGCCGGGGGCAGGTAAAACATATCTTGCACAATATGTGTTGGAGAGATTACAAAATGCTGGCAAACGATGTGGGTGGGTGAATGCTGACGATGTACGAAAACGATATGATGATTGGGACTTCAGCACCGAAGGAAGAATTCGCCAAAGTAAACGTATGCGTGATCTTGCAGATGAAATGGTAGATATGGACTATGTTATATGTGATTTTGTTGCACCATTGGTTGAAATGCGTAACAACTTCAAAGCAGATTGGACGGTGTGGGTAGATACTATTCGTGAAGGAAGATATGCGGATACAAATAAAGCGTTCATTGAACCTGATGTTTATGATTTTCGTATAACAGAACAGAACTCGGAGAAATGGAGTGAATATATTTCAGTCCATATTATAAATGGTCTACATAGACCAACATTTGATTGGCAAAAAGAAACTGTGCAGATGTTGGGAAGATGGCAACCATGGCATGATGGTCATAGGGCATTATTTGAGAGGGCGATAGCTAAGACAGGACAAGTAGTAATTCAAATTAGGGATTGTCAGGGATGGCAAGGAAGTAATCCATTTGAGATTGAGAAGGTGAAGAAGTTTATTCGCAGAGATTTGGATCCACAATATCAAGGAAGATATGAAATACAGGTAGTACCAAATATTGTAAATATTACATATGGTCGTGATGTTGGATACAAAATTGAACAGGAAGTATTTGCGGAGTCTATACACAATATCAGTGCAACAAAAATCAGAAAAGAAATTGAACTAAAATAAATTGGAAAGATATGAAACAACTATTAAAATTTTCAGCATCATGGTGCCAACCATGTAAATCATTGGCAAGTAATATGAAACTTGTTAACCTAAAAGATATTGAACTCAAAGAGATTGATATTGATGAGGACACACAGATGGCAATTAAACATAACATTCGGGGTGTACCAACATTAGTTCTATTGGAAGATGGAGTTGTTATTGGTCGCAAATCAGGTGTGTTGATGGTTAATCAAATTGAGGAATTCATTCATGGTTAAAAAGCAACCGACCAGTAGACTAACAGATGAACGAACATCATTCAAGCCATTTAACTATCCTTGGGCATATGATGCATGGTTAAAACATGAACAATCACATTGGTTGCACACAGAGGTACCAATGCTTGAAGATGTGAAAGATTGGAAGAAGAAACTTAGTGATGAAGAGAAACAATTCTTAACACATATTTTCCGGTTCTTCACACAGGGTGATATTGATGTTGCAGGTGGTTATGTTAATAACTATCTACCACACTTTCCGCAACCCGAGGTGCGTATGATGTTGATGGGCTTTGCCGCCCGTGAGGCCTTACATATTGCCGCATATAGTCACTTGATTGAAACGTTGGGACTACCTGATACCATGTATAATGAATTCATGCAGTATCAGGCGATGAAAGATAAACATGATTATGTAATGGATATATCCAGCAAGAACGGATCAAAGGAGAACACTGCCCGCCACATCGCCGTGTTCAGTGCATTTACTGAAGGTATGCAGTTGTTCTCCTCCTTTGTTATGTTACTAAACTTTCCACGCACAGGTAAGATGAGGGGGATGGGACAGATTGTTACCTGGTCTATCGTTGATGAGACTATGCATGCCGAGAACATGATGAAACTATTCAAGACATACATTCAAGAGAATCAGGAGATTTGGAATGATGAGTTGAAAGAGTCCATCTATGCTATTGCCGAGGTGATGGTAGAATTGGAAGATAAATTCATTGATCTTGCGTTTGGTATTAATCCTATGGAAGGTTTAACATCAGATGAGTTGAAGAAGTATATTAGATACATTGCTGATCGCCGATTGATTGGCTTGGGTATGAAAGGTATCTTTAAAGTTAAGCGTAATCCATTACCATGGGTAGAGGAGATGATTAACGCACCGACACACACCAACTTCTTTGAGAACCGTGCGACAGATTATGCCAAGGGTGCATTATCTGGTGATTGGGCTGAAGTATTCCCACAATAATGGTAATGATGTGATTATTACTTGACACACACCAAAAGATGGCTTATAATGAGTCATCTTTTTATATATGGAGTTGTTATGAAATATTTGTTATTATTGGCTTTCGCTGTTGCCCTCGTAATCATATTGCCATTTGCATCGCTTTGGTCATTGAATACATTGTTTCCATCATTGGACATTCAATATACATTTGATACATGGGTTGCGGCATTATTCCTATCCAATGGTGTATTTGGTAAATATGTAAAGATAATGAAATGATTGATAGTCTTAGTTCGGATCAGATTAAATCGTTGATTGATGAAGTTGTAAGTGATATATTGAATATCATTGAGAGAACGAACACAAACAATTGTGTTTACACTACATACGATAGAGATTTAACAATATCAATTAAACAAAAGATAGTTCATGCTATCACAGATAAGTATATCAAATGAAAATCATTGACTTGATTAAACAACTGGAAGATTTGTATTGTACATATGATGATGAATATAAACATCATATGGGTGAGCCTGAGATTATGATTGATTGTTTTGAAGTTGCAGACAATGGACATGATATTGAATATAAAGGCTTCACAAGAGAGATTTATATTGATAAGAGCGCCGATGGCGTTTATGATATACTAAGAGCATTTAACATAAAGGAACCTGAAAATGACTGATGAAAAAGAACCTAAGACCACCAAATCTGAAAAGGTAAAAGCAAAAGCAATTCATATTGCAACCAGCACCACATTAACCGGGCAAGTATTATTGGTCGCATTGTATGATGACGGCACAATGTATCAGCGGATTGTTAATAGTGACACTGCTAAATGGGTTGAAGTGCCAGGTGTGTAATGGCTTGAAGAATTATAAAGGAGAATATAATTGAGTGAAATTTCAGACAATGAAGTCCGCATTCTTAAATGGCTGATGATTAAGAACATCGTACTGATTATTACCACAGCATTGTCGGTATACTTCATTTCACCATGGATGTTTTTCATGTTGTTGTGTTATACTACATATTCACGCAACGAGGGTGAGGAGAAACAACTATGAGTACCGAAGAAGATAAGATCAAACACAGCAAACGCATTCACCAGGATGAGGTCGCTATCAATAAACAAGTGAAGATCGCAAAAGCATTTAGTATTGATGTGAAAGAGCCACACAAATTAGCTAAACATCATGCATTAGATTGTGGTATCTCAAACTGTCCTGTGTGTTCAAGTCCTCGCAGGACATACGGTGAAGTGACAAAGCAAGAACAATCATTCAAACAAACTGAGAAGTGGGATGATTGAGTTAGAATGGTTTATGCTAGGCTTTGGTGCTGGCATATTATTTCCCGAAATATTAATATGGTACAGGGAGATTAAACGTATGATAAGGGAGTGGTAATGAGTAAACATGTACCAGAAACTAATTGTGAACAGGAGTGCAAATTCAAATTTGGTCCTGAATTCAAAACATTGGTGTACTATGAGCCATTGTATGATAAGAATGGCAATATATTAAGTAAAGATACAAACACCGTCACCGGCGTGTGTGATTGTATTATGTGTGGTAAACATTGGGCATATATTACAGCACACAACAAAACAATTTTTACAGAATGGAATAAACTATGAACACGGGTATATTGAACCAAGTATGGCAATTAACATTTGAAGCACAGGATCCACATATGGATGGATTCTATACCTTTGAGAAGAAGAAAACATTATTGATGATTAAAAAGATTCTTGACGGTGAGTTGCATAAATTGCCTGTGCATGTAGGTGAGAAAGAATGGATCAAAGAGCAAGGAATTAATTATGGAAATTGATAGTGCATTAAACTTCATGGGATGCTCCATATTTGTGGCGTTTGGATTGGTTGCTATTGGTATTGCAATATTGGTAGTTAATAATCTGTTCATGAAATATTGGAAGCCAATCCCAATGTGGACCATACCTGATTATAAATTCGTTGAGCATCCTATACAAAAGACCGAAGAGCCTAAACTGTGAGTGATGCTGAGTTAGAATTAATTGGTCAGAGAATGGTGGCAATATATGGTGATTATCTGCCTGATCCTGACCATTGCCCACGCCAGTTTGCGTATTATGTGAAGATGTATATGTATTTTCATCATATGAAATAGCATTTTGGTATTAGAGATAGGACTCTATTGGATATAAGGGTTTCCCTGATATATAATTGTATGCGTTGCTCCTTTTGAGGACGCTACAATTAAATGCTAAAAAAGATTTTAAACTTATTCACCAATTCATTCCAGAACGACCTGGAAATATTCATTATATCCCGCAAGCCACAAACTGAGTGGGATGTTGAGAATGCAATCAAAGAATATAACGCCAAACAAGGAACATTTCTATGAACTACCTAATTGATATTATCACCGAGATTATTGAATTGATGAGTACAACACAAATCGCTTACCAATAAAGGATTACAAATGGACTTCAAAGAACTAACACAAAAAACAAAAGAATTTACTCTCTTTGCTATTGATGCACAAGAGAAAGCCGCTAAGACATTCATTGCAGGATGGGATAAACACTTAGGTACCGAATACGCTACATATACGTATGGTGTAACTACTGTAGTGGAAGAAGTATCCAATAATGCAAGAAAAATCGTTGAAGACTGCTCGGGATTTGCTTATGCAGGAAATAAAAAGTAATACGAGTTACTTTGATCCTGTGGTACGAAACGGGTGGATAATTAAATTCTCAATATATAAAAACCAAGATAATATATTGTTAATATTCACCTCCAAATATACAGGTCAAACGATTGTTCGTTATTTTGCCGAAGAAGATGATGCTGTAGACTTTATCAATATGATAACCTCTAAAGACTCCACAGTATATCAAGCATAAAAATCTCCGGTAAACATACAGCCCACCCATTGCGGTGGGTTTTCTTTTGTGTTATAATAGGCTTATGAACAAGCCAATCAAATATATTGTCGCTGGTAATTATAATGAATACCAAGCCTATGTGAAGCGTAAAACACGGGACCAAGTTTATTACAAATATGTTTCCTGTGTTGATACCCTTCGTGGACTATCTGAGATTGATGGTTATTATATTGGTACATTTTACCAACGGCCAGATATTGAAGATATTAAAGCACTAATCACCATCATTAAATCAAAACAACAAATCAATTCAATTGAGCCACTAAAATTTGAATGGACTGGTGATGGACCTGGTGTTGGTTTTATTGCACAGGAAATTAGTGAGTATATTAAAGATGGGAATGTATAATGTTTGTATTTGATGTTGAAACTCTAGGGACAGAATCCAATTCTGTAATCCTATCCATGGCTTGTGTATATTTTAAACCGGATGAAACACCGAGCCACCAGGAGCTAAAAGACTCCGCATTCTTTTGTAAGTTTGATGTAATAGATCAGGTCAATAGATTCGGTAGGAAGATTGACAAAGAAACAATCAAATGGTGGAAGAAACAATGTACCAATGCACAGATTAAATCCTATATTCCAAATAAGGAATGGGACGTACCATTTGAGGCTGGTCACCAAGCTATGCGAGAATGGGTGAACTCAAAAAATGATCCTAAATGTTATGTGTGGGCTAGAGGTGGGCTGGATGATGTAATGCTATGCTCAATGGAACGAGCCTCGGGTGTGGATAATATCTTCTCATTCAATAGGTGGAGGGACGTCCGTACGGCTGTTGATTACATGTATAATAGGACTAATGGATATACGGACACACAGGTACCAGCATGGGTGGATGATTTTGATGCAAAGCTACATATTACTAAGCACAATCCAGTGGATGATTGTGTATTTGATGCTATGCAATTATTATATGGAGTGAAGGCTGATGATTAAATTGACCATTGCCGAGACACCGGAAGATAAGAAGATAGCCGATACTATTGTGGTCAATCACCATAGTTATGTGGCATCCGCAAGAACTGTTGGTCGGTGTATGAAATACCTAATTCATTATGAGGATAGGATTATTGGTACATTTTGGATAGGCTCAGGTTTCAAACCAACACCTAAAGCCATATTAAATCATTTTAATATGTCCCAAAAAGAATATGATGGTATATTCAATAGAGTGGCTGATAACAAAAGATTTTGTATGGCTGAGAGGATACCTAATATTGGCAGCCAGATATTGAAACAGGTTAGAATCAGAGCCAAACAAGACTGGATGAATAGATATGGTGATGACCTCATGGCTATTATTACCACCATAGGACCCTCCCATAATGGAGCAGTTTATTTGGCTGATAATTGGAAGAATATTGGTGAGACAGCCGGACTGCCAGCCGATAGAAAATCAGTATCTATGAAATGGGATGATACTGAGGGTATTAAAGAAAAGTATGTTAAGCCAACTGGTGAGAACAAAAAGAAAATTCTTATAACGGATAGATTATGATAACATTCCAAAACGAACTAATGAAACCTGACAGCCCAAAACAATGCGGCTGTTATAATTGCATGTCCCATGTCCGTGGTGAGCATGGCTTTCCAATGGTATTAAGCCAGATGATATTATGCCCAAAATGTGGCAATAAACGATGCCCAAAAGCCACGGACCATAATAACACCTGCACCAATTCCAATGAACCAGGACAGATAGGAAGCCGGTATTAATATGAGTATGATAATTAACAAAACTGACCTTGAGATTATTAAT